TTCCCAGAGATAATCATGTATACAAACATTTACTGCTCGTCTTGTGTTCTCTGTTCCCTTGATAGTCAAGGTAAAATAGCTTGTGGGTAGTTCTGGATGTAGATGTGATCTAGTTGCAATGCATATACAGTTAACATATCCTGTATATCCATCAACTTCTACAAGATCACCTCGTTTGAAGTGTAGATCACTCTCCTGCATCGCCATCAAAATACTTGCGGTTCTTGTTCTCTGGTTTAGGTAACCTAAACATTTCCTTCAAGTCATTGAGTTCAGTAATCTGTTTCTCCAACCTGTCAATCTGTGCCTGTAATATCTGGAAGTTCTGGTCGTTGTTGTTTTGCATCATCAGAATATTCTGGATTGCCGATTTGAATTCTTCTTCTTTCATCTGCGTTAATCAAGGATAGTTGACGTTGTAATTCATATTCTACCACAATAAGGTGATCTGTCAAATACTTTTTCCATTTGTTATCAATGATGCAAGTTTCTATGTCATTGATAAGTGTGAGTGCTTTAAGCAATCTCTCTTTTTCTGTTCTCATTAGTACCTACTTGGTATGTTTTCACGCATGAACTTTGCCATCATTAGCTTTTCACTCTCAATAGCATCGCTCTCATCTGGATTGGTATGATGTGTGACCTCTCTTAATGTCTTGAGATACTCTAGAACATGCTTTCTAATTTCCATGAGTTCATCAAAACATCCTTGGTTATGAGCACATCCTCTTAAATTATGGTCTGGTGCCAGAACTGACTCTGTGAATAGAGCAAGTGCTCTATCATATTTTACCTCTGGTGATTCCTTACCTATTGAAGCTTGATCCTTCATAGAATTTTAATATTTACTGCCTTAGTTTATACGATATATTGATGATATGCAACCCTTATTTTAAAATTGACACATTTATTGTACTATCTCTTGCACCATACTGTCCAGTAGGATGAACATTGAATGCTATACTATATCTGACTTGTGGATTTTTATGTGGCATGATCAAATGATGTACATGAGATGGAAACAACACAATATCTCCCTTCATAGGTGACATAACAAACTGGTTAGACTTCACCATACCATCATTCTTATCATCTAAACCAGATGACCATCTCCATGGCATAGGATGTCTGAATAAAATAGGTGATGCGTTATTAGTAAGATATAATATACCACTATAGAAAGAATTACAATGCATATGATCTAGTCCATGTCTGTAACCTATTGCTGTCTTAGTCATCCAACTGGAGAATATATTATATTTTCCAAATCCTAGCTCAAACATGACATTTGATACTATCTTATCAATAGGGTCATATAAGAATTTAAAGTTAGTCTCAAGTATATTCTCATCAACACTCATAGCATGAAGACATGTTGTGTTTTTGATAGCATCGTTAACTTTATCTGGGTCTAGTTCTATCTTATCAAAGTAAAAAGGGCAAGCAAATAGATCCTTTCTATTCATTCTCAACACTCTCTATATCTTGAATGTCACATACTGGTACTTCATACTGTCCACCAATCAAATACCATGGCATAGTCTGTCCATGATACTCTGGGTGTGCTTTAAATTCTGTTGTATACTCTCGTTCACCGAGATACTTCATTTGATCTTCTGGAATAGAATGATCTCTTAACATTGCTTGCAGCTGCAAGTGTGTCAACTCTGCTTGCGTGGGTACTTTCATTGGATCTCCATTCTTTTCTCATGTTAATGTATATGTCATTTTTTGCAACCATATCACGAACATTTTTAAATATTCTAGCAGACTTAGCAAAATGACAAGTAGCATGATCTGGTTCTTGGGGTATTATATTACCTTCTTTATCATACTTTTTACCGTCTCTATGATTGGCATATCTCCTTGATCTGGTGAATCCCATTTCAAGAAACTTACGACACATATCCATACCTATGAAATCTTGTTGTTCAAGATAATCTAGATACATGTC